ATGTTCCCGCCAATCTTTTTAAGTTTGCCGGTCAACTGGTCATTCAGTTTTAGCGTGAATGACGCCTGGCCAGCTGGAATACCTTTTGCCATTATTTAATTCCCTCTTTGACAACTTTTCGCATGTACTCCAAACCTTTTTTGCTTGCTGGCGTGATATATGGGCGCGCTGGGAACTGTGAGGCTTTCCGCTGACCCTTTATCTTCGCAGTTCCGCCCGCCTCTTGCAAAATTGCAGGGGGTTTGCTGATCGTCTTGCCCCCGCCGGTTGTCATTGTAAACACTGAGACAGAATCGTTGCCCTGCCCAACCTCAAATTTGATTGCCCGCAGATTTCCCGCTGAAGATTCGCGGTAATATGGTGGCTGGCCCGGCCTGCTGTGAAGCCCTTTTTGGAAACGTTGCTCGCCTTTCCGCTTGCCGCTCTTGATCTTTTGGTAACGTCCGAAACGTGTCAGATTGCGTTTTTTTCCGCTTTTGGTGAATTGCTTGGGGGCTTTTTTCATGGATCGCCTTGCGATCTTGCGCACCACTGCCCCGGTGCGAGTCATCCAGCTTTTTTTCTTCTTGTTTACTTTGGCTTGCAGTTCTGGCCCCCTAAAATTGAAATCAGACCGGACCAGTTTAAATTCGGTTCTGGTCATTCTTCCACCTTCCCCGCCAATCCTTTCAAGATGCTGACGTTTTCTTTTGTCAGCTTGTGGCGTCCTGGCGTTTGCCGCATCGGGTTCAGTTCCTGCGGCTTGATCGGGCTTTTACCCTTTGGCCTGTTGACGTTTGCAATCATTGCCGTAATTGCTGCCGTGTGATCCCAGCTCACTGTCATGGCTTCGCTGCACATTGTCACCAGTTCAAAATACGTAAAGCCCCACGGCTCAATTCTCAGGATTCCTGCGGCCCGCCAGACGCTTGGCCAGATGCTATCTGGTTTGCCACTTCCGCCATCACTGCCCGTAGTTCGTTCAGTATCGCTTTCATTGCCGGAAAAAAAACGCTCAGCTCCTCCCGAAACTGATCAGCCAATTGCGTCAACTCTTTTGCATCACACGCCAGCAAAGCATCAAAGTTTTTTACCCCAGCGGCTTTCAACTGCTTTTCATAAACCATCCAGGCTGCTTCCAGAGCATCCAACAGATTTACTGCAATTGCTTGCAACTTGCCGTTGCTCAAATCGCCAATGTCACAGCCTTTCCGCCGGGCCGCATACAGCTGTTTTAGCTCTACGCGCAGCTCTATCTCGTTTCCGTCAATCTTCATCAGTTCCCCAATAGTGTCAAAATTTACAACGTCACCGAAACGGTTTTGTAAGTAGGCACCGCATTGGTAACTGGTTCCAGCGTCGGGCTAAACCTAATATCGTGTACCTGCGCATCCTCCAACGCCCGCTGCTCCGTGAAGTTTGTGACGTAAAACGCACCCCACAAACCCGAAACGTCAATGGTTCCCGATTCCCCGTGGCGTTCATCACCAGCCTGTAGCGGGCCATCAACGAAAGCCATAAGCAACGCAGTATTGTTGAAAAACGCTGACTGAATCGCGTCAAAGATTGTATCGCCTGGCAAGTGCATAATTTGGGTTTCAACGTTGCCGTTGCTCAAACCTGGCACAAACTGGCGGAACGTAACACTCGCGCGGCTGCTGGCGTCTACTTCGGTCCTGTCCATGTCAACCGATTCGTCCCGAACGTAGTTGAACAGGCCATACGCTGTAGGCGTTGCAATGGTCCCAGTGAGTTTGTACGTGTAAAGTTGCAAGCCGCTTTTAAGTGCCATCTTTTTACCTATGCAAAATTTAGGTCAATTATGGCCTGACAAATAAGCCGGGCCTGGGTTTGTGATTGGTCTAATTCATATCGCCCGCTGATTTCCATAGCGTCTACCCACGCATCAGCTTTGACAACTTCTAACAGTTCGTCCCAGCTATCCAAGTAAACATCAAAAAAACTAGCGTTTTCGTTCGGTGTCTGCTTTACGATCATTGTGACCAGCAACCGAACATCACGCCGCCAATCGCCACGCGATTCTCGGACGTGTTCCAAATTGAAAGGGCTGATCGCCGCCAATGGTGAGCCGTCAATTTTGTCAGACTCTGCAAATGGATCATAAGTAAAAACTACGCTTTGGATGCGGCCCGTTGCGGCTGCATTGATTCGCGTTGCTAACTCCCGGCCCAGTTTTGCATCAAGCGGCAACTTCTCGGTCCTTCCTGGTATGTATCCTGAAAGCCACGCCATAAGCGTCACTTTCTTCATAGTGTGCTGTTGCGAAACTGTCACCGTTCACTGCAAAGACGTGCCAAAAGCCGCCTACGCGCTGCCAGATTTCATCATTTCGCTTTGGCTTGTTGTCATCTGACCAGGTAAACGCTGCCTGCGAGATTGTAAAGTCTCGCGTAACGGTTCGCAAAACGAAGCCGTTTACGTCTGTCTGGTCAGTGACCAACTGCCCAACAACCGCACGCATCTCGTACACCACACCCGCCCGAATGTATCGGACGGGTTCGGACGCACTTTCTATCATGCGGCTTTGCAAATACCCTGCCGCTTTCGCTAGCAGGTTCATCAGCCAACAACGCCATTGATTGCAACTTCAACTTGCAACGTGCCAGCGACGTAAACGGAATACACCGTTCCGATGTCATAATCGCCAGCCCCAGCCGCAACGGCTTTTTTGTTCGTTGCGTCCCAACCAACGGTTGCACCCTGGGCAAATGCCGTATCATCGGGGTTGTCAATCAGGTAAACGCCAGCCACGCGCAACGCGCCAAGTTCGTTGGCTGCAATGTCGTTATCAGCGATGCCAACACCGATGCCTACGCCGTTGACAATATCGCCGGCTGTGACTGCGGCCCCTGGCGTGTGATCGGCAAAAACGCCTTGTTGTCGAAACTCATTCATCTATTCAATTCCTAAAAAGGATCAATTTGACAGGTACAGACTGGCCAGCCGTTGCCGGCCAGTCTCAGTTTTGGTTTTGCCTATTCACCAGCCATCTTGACGGCCAAACGCTGATCCCAAAGAGCAACGCCAAAATCAAAGACACCACGCATTTGAACGCCCAACTGTTGAAAATCAACATCCGATTGGGAAATAACCGGCGCACGCTGGCCCCGCAGGTACGCGATGTTGATAACCGCAGTATCTGTTGGCACTGGCAACAGGTAGTACTCATCCTCGCTGGTCGCCAGCTGTGACAGAAACGGGCTGACCAAGGGCCGAAACATGCCTTGCCACTGGTTTTCGGTCGTTTCTTTGGTGTCAGCGTTGGTGAATCGGTACGCTGCGTCATTGAACAACTTGCGAGCGTTCACCGCGTTTTTGTTGGTGACAAGCAACAGACCCGGTTCAACCATGATCGGGTTGCCTTGGCTGTCCACCTGATCAAGGAACAACTTGTAAGCCGTTCCCAACGCATCAATATCCAACGCGGTAGCCGCACCAGCCGCGTAGTTGGCTTTTTTCTTAGCAGTGGAAGTGCTGAAGAAAAAGTTTGTTGACGCCGCACCAGTGGAAGCGTTGGCAAGCAGGCTGATAACCGACTTTTCCAACGTTCTGGCTGCCATCTTGCCCAGCAGGCTGGGAATTGCCAGCATAGCACCAAGATCATCATTGATCAGCATTTGGCGGGTGATCCCGAACATGCGCCCGTAAGTCTTAACCTGATTGCTCAGGGTTTCTTCGGTCAGAGTGCTGTTTTTGATCTCGCCAGTTGCCCCGATTTCCTCAAAATCGCCGGCCTCCGTCATGCGGTAGCGGTCGAATTGCTTAAAATCGGTGGTATCGGTTTCCGCACAAAACTCACGGGCCACGCCTGCGCCACTGTTATAGCTTTGCAGCATCGCCTTATTCGCCACCCGGCTGAGGATGCCGGGAAGGCTGACAGTGGAGAAGCCGGCGGAAGCCCTGATATTGCTGCCACACTCCAAGGCTGACGCCAAAACGCTGTCATCAATGCCCTGACCAGGCGAAACGCTGCGGCCATGAGCGTGAAGAACAGTATGAATCAGCTTGTGAACGTTAAACCCACGCAAGGTTGCTGCGTCGTTCATTGCCTTATCTGCGGCTTTCACGCCAACTTCAGCTTTGAGCGAATCAGCAACGCTTTCCTCGTCCATGCCGATACTGTTACACAGTGCCGCAGTAATTGCGTTGCAATCCGCACCGGCGTAGGCTGGCGCGGTGCCAGAACCATTCGGCAAAGGGCGGGACGCTTTGAGCAACTCCAGTTCAAAGGTTTCAGCCGAAATCTTGCCAGTGAGTGCCTTTGCTTCAAGGCTGTCAATCAGCGAATCATCGCAGCGGTCACCATACTGGGCCGCAATTCGGCTGATCTTTTTGAGTTCTTTGCTGACGGTGACCGCTTCGGCCCGCATTTCCTCAAGCGCGTTGGACGCTTTCAGCCTTTCCAGCTCAATAGCATCATCGCTCTTGTGTTCAGCGTCGTAGGCTGCGCGAAGCGTTTGACGCTGTGCGTCTGTTACGTCCTCGAAGCCCTGAGCCTCGATCCATTCTTCAAAGTTCATATCTAAACCCTTGGGGCTTTGAGTTGCTGCGATTGAGGTTGTGGCGCGGTCTGCGTCAGCTCCCACACTCACAACGCTGGTTTCGGTCCAGGTGAACGCTTTGACGACATAAACCGGACCGGTCTGGTTTCTGCCGTTTACTGTAACTGATTTGCCTGCTTTTACAAAAACGGGCTGCTGGGTCATCCTGCCGCCGATGCTGGCTTGCCACGGGTAGCCGTTCCGGCTTGCCTCAACAATCTGCTTTGCATCAGCTGACGTCTGGCTGATTGTCCCTTCCACCTGCAAAGAATCACTGGCGACAATGGGCCGCCCGTGGCCAACCGGCCTTTTGCCGTCGTGATCCCGCAGGATTGGTATTGTATCCGCGTCCCCGTGTACTTCCACACCCTCAGCAGCAATCACCGCCGGATGCGGGAAATTCGACAAATGCAACCGGCCCCCGCCGTATGCTTGCATTGTGAACGCTGGCGACTTGTTTTCACCCTCAGCCGCTTTAATTTCCAGCCGGCCAGCGTCAAAACGGATTGGCTGATCAATTCGTTTCTTGCGTTTCGCCTTGCCCATCGTCTGCCTCTGGTTTTGGTTCTGGTTCTGGTTCTTCCGCTTGTACCGCGTTGCCATTGCTGAATAGTGACGCCCCTAAAACTCGGCGGTATCCCTCAATATCGGGTAGCCCGTCCTCAGTGACATAGCCGAACGAAGCAGCCGCCTGAGCGTCAATTTCGTCCATGTTTAGGCCAGATTCCTTCATTTCATGGGCGCGGCTCGTCGTTCCCGATTGCAACCGCGTACGCTGTGCTGTTGCCTCTTTGCCTGGGTCAACGTGTGGCCGCTTATCCCATTCCCAACTGTGCGGAACACGCATTGCAACGCCAGCAGTCCCAAATCGTGCCGCTGCTTCCAGCACTTCTGCAGCCATCGCCGCCGGCAACATGCCAAGCAATGCGGATTCTAGCAGCCAATCGCCCAACAAACGATCCAAAACGTGCTGCTCAATGCGGCTTTGATTCACCCGCAACGCCCTATCGTAAACCTGATGATCAAGCCGGCCGGATGCGTAGTTGTAGCCTGAACTGTCAGCAGCGGCGACGTTGTACGGCATACAAACGCACCGGCTTACTTCGTTCAGGATTTCACGCTTAAACATCTGGTACGTAGTCGCTGGATGTTCTGCGGAAACTTGGCCCAGTTTGTACTCATTCGGTAGAACCGTGGCCGCGTTCCGTCGCAGCTCAACGGTTTCCCACGCCAGTTCCTCATCAACTGAAGATGCTGGCGCGTCGGTCTGCAATACCATAGCGTGATTCGCTGCGGTTTCGGCTGCTGCGACAGTTGCCAGCGTGAAACGCCGCATGAACGCAAATAATGGCAACGCGGTAACTACTTCCGAAATGCCCCGATGCTGTTCTGGGCGGTCCTGCCTGTAGAAGTGAATGATCTGATCCCGCCGGAACGTATTAAATTCCAACAGGTTTGTAGCATCAGCCGAACCAGGGTGGACGCGTAAAATATCATACGCGCTAGCGTTTCCGTATTCGTCTAAGTGTATGCCGTCAACGTAGTTAGGCGTATCCCACACCCCGCCGGGTGCGGTCAGCCTATCCGCTTCCACCAGCTGAATATCCAGCTTCACATCGGCTGGTATCGGTGGATTCGTGACGATTTTGGCAATGGCTTCACCGTCAACTGTCTTGGCAGTAACCATTGTTCGCAACTTGTCAGCCAGCCTGCAAGCCTGTGACCAGTACCCCCATTCACGTTCAATTTCTGCCGCTTGCGTTTCTGGTAGGTGCAACTGCAAACGCGGGCCGGTTCCGATTGTGTCTTGGCTCAAAGTCTCCAAGATGCCACGGCCATAACTGTTATTTTCCAGCACTTCATATCGTGCCCGGTTTCTGATGTTCGTACGAACCAGCGGTGAGCCTGTTGCGTCAGCGGATGCCCCGTTAGCAAATGACCAGTGATTAGCGTTGTCCTGATCATATCCGCCAGCGTCATAACTCGCTTTGATTGGCTTGCCCATCAATTGCCCCTTGCGCTTGGTGGCTGAAATCGGCCCTTGTAGATCGTTGGATAACCTTTGACTTTTTTGCTTGCTTCGTAGCGGTCCAACTCGATCTGCTCTTTCAGCGAATGATTCACCCACGCGCCCTGGTCGCCAGTGACGCTTTTGGGTTCTTCCGCCATTTTTTCGAGCTTTGTCTTTTTCGGTTCACAATCCATGAGCAATATCGTACCAAATGGGTGGCATTTTTACACTATTGACGCTTTGCACGTCCCAATAACTTGGCTTTTCCCCTGCTGTTGGGTTTCCTTCGCTTCTGCTGTTTCTTCGCTTCTGGCATAACGCTCACGCCAAGCAGCCCCGCCAGACAGCAGTTGCCTACCAGGCAATCCCAGTAATCATTGTTCGGCTTGCCCGCGTTTTGCTTCCATTCAATGACCTGGTTGCCCGTTTTACCCTGCACAATGGTAGGATCCTCTGCTGTGCAATGTTCCGCAAACATGCGGTGTTGATGCGGTTCTGCCTCAAAAAGATTGATAGACCGATCTGAACCAATTGGGGATATGAGCCGTTCTGCGGCCCACGTTTTCCACCAGTTTGTATCAATCAGCAACTCCCGCACCCCAAATGCCCGCGTTTTCGGTGGTTGCAGCCGGCAATGCGTACCCAGCTGGTCACGCTTCCCCTGAACAAACTGCTGCCAGGGTAACTGATTTGCTCCAATGTACTTGCCAATGGATGGGTGGATCATGCCTTTGAATTGGCTTTCCGAGCAATACCGCCGCACTGCTGCTGCTGATTCGCTGTAACCAGCATCAACGGCCATCATTTGCAGCCCCAGCGTTGCACCGTCGCCGCGGTACAGGTGACGCCCAAAAAGATCAGACGCTAACGATTCCAGTGCGTGATACGTGTCTGTGTTCTGATCCACTGAGCCAGGCAGGCTGCTCATTGGCCGTCGGAGTTTGCTTTTCGTGAAATAGGCTGTTTCCTGATCTGGCCAAGTGCCGTAGTCAATGACTGTGCCGCGCCCGCTGGGGGTCCACGCCATCAACGCAAAAAAGAGTAACTCTTTTTGCACGTCCACAAATGCCGTGACGGTTTCTGCCTCTGCTGGGATTTCGTTGCGATTGACTGGAATGGTGCGTCTGCTGATATGTTCGGCTACCAAATCAAAAGCAATCTGGTCATTGTCGTTTAGCGGGTCATTCTGGTACTCAGCCTGAAATGCTGATTCATCGCGTATTTTCAGATCGTAGGCATGTTGGATTGCTGACAGTGCGTTGCCTTTGCGGGCCGGCCAAGATACGCGCCCGCCTTTGTCCATTTCCGCTTGGTGCTGCTCATAAAACGCTGTGGCTTTCGAGCCGTCGCCGCCGTCAATGTAGTCTTGGCTTTGTATGCTGGCGTATTGATCCCACAATTTCTGGTTGTCAGGCCACCGCGTCACCATTTGCATTTTGTCACCTTGCCAGTTAGGCGACAACTGACGATCAAGCAGCCGGTCAGCCAAGTCACCCTTGTAGATCACTGTGCATGTTGTGATTGCTGAGATTTCCCGCGACGGGCCAGCAAGCCCCAGAATATCGCCCATCATTGTTTCGTGACGGGCTTTGCACTGGGTTTCACTGCTGGCTGATTCTTTGGTTTGCGGGTCATCAATCAACGCCAAGTCAGGCCGCACTATCTCGCCTTTCATGCTGACGGTTTGCTGGCCGCGTACCTGGCCAGTGATGCCCGCCGTCGTCAAATACGCCCCGTTTGTTTTTTCCAGTCCCTTAATATGCCCAAAACATATGCGGTCAGCGTTCCACTCTGGGGCGGTTTGTTTTCCTGAGCTACGCTGCCCACGCGCCCTAATGCTTTGCCCCTCCATCTGGATCAGGCAGTGCAATTCTCGCCCGTAGTATTCAGCCAGCTGCGGGTTGTAAAGGATTTCGGCTTTAATGCCTTTCAGCAATTGCCGGGCTGCAATTTCAGTCGCTGCAACAATGCAACAGTACTTCCGCCGGCCAGTAAGCAACGCCCAAAGACCAGCCCGAACCATGATGGAAGTTTTGCCTGAGCCACGCGGCATTGCTAGGGCTTTCAGCAATCCAACATCCGCCGCCCGTTCAATCGCTGGAAACAGCCGTAAATGATCCTCAGACCATTCGAGCGGGAATGCTTCGGGGTAGCAGATTTCAAGGTGACGCTGCAAAGATTCGTCTGACTGAAGCCGGGCCGTTTTCCACTTTTTGGTACGTGGCTTTTTTGGGGGCGGGCCAATGTCTTGAACGTTTTGCGCCCTGTTCCGCTGGTGGCTCAGATTCGATTCGCGTCGTGCCTCTGTAACCATCCCAAACCCCCTTTCTTAGTTTTGCCCCTTTTTTGGT